TCATGGCTTGCGCTGCCTGCAACATGCTGGACGCCGCGCTGTTGAGCGCATCGCGGATGGCCGACATGATCGACAATTGCGCATCGCCAGACTGCGTGATCGCTTGCGAGCTGGCGGTCAGACGTTCCTGCGCCAGTGCGTCGGCGTCGTCGATCCGCTGCAGGAACGACGCCTGCTGCGCCTTTTGCTGTTCCGGCGACAGCAGTTGGAACGCCGCCATCAGGTCGTTTTTGATCAGCGTGCTGTAGTCCTGGATCAGCTTCGGGTCGAGCGTATCGTTTAGCAGCTTGGTGTAGTTCTGCGCGTCGGCCTGCAGCTTGTCGGCCTTCTGCGTGTTGGTCCAGAAGAACTGCTCCAGCGTGTCGTGCGCCTCGCCGAACATGTTCGACAGCGAGCCGCGCATCTGCTCGATCTCGGCCAGCGCGACGATCTGCGCCTGGACGTAGTTCATCGTCGCGGCGTACAGCGCCTCGGTGCCGGCCACGCTGCCGTCGTAGCTGTCGAGCAGCTCCTGCAGCCCGCCGCGCAGCGTGACGACCTTGTCGTAGGCGGTGACGTTGGCGGCCGAGATCGAATCGAGCGCGAGCGCCACCGGGTCGGCGGCGAGGACGTTCTGCAGCCCGACGTAGGCCGCCGCAAAGCGCCCGATCTCCTCCACCGTCAGGATGCCGGCCGACAGCACGTCGAGCAGCGTGTCGCCGACGTTCTCGGGCATGTCCTGCACCATCGTGTAGACGTTCGCCAGCGTGACCGCGAACGCGGCCAGCTCATCGCCGGTGCCCTGGAAGTTGCGCACGATGTCGCCGAGGCGCACGTCCAGCTCGTCGGCCACGACGCCCAGCGTTTTCTTGAGCACGTCGCCGCCGTACTCCTTGATGAAGTCCTCGGTGGTGTAGTTCCCTTTTGCCATGTAGAAGATCGTGCCCTGCAACTTCCCGGCCACCGAGGCAATCTGCTCGCTGGTCATCGCCGCGGCGAAGGCGTCGAGCGCGATCTTGACGATGCTGTTGAAGCCCTGCGCGCTTTCGCCCGAGAAGTAGCGCGTGCCGTCGTCGGCAAAGCCGATGTTGCCGAACGCGGTGCTGGTCGATGCGTTGTCCTCGAAACCCTCTGTCCCGGCAGCGATGCGAAAGGTGCCCTCGACCTGCGACGGGTCTTTTTTGAACAGGCTCATGATGATGGGGATCGCGGCGGCAGCGATGGGGATGATCGCGCCCAGCCCCGCGCCCAGCGCGCCCGCGGCGCCGCCGAAAGCGCCCGCGCCCTCGGTGAACAGCGTGCCGACGGTCGACAACGGCGACGAGATGCCGCCGAGCAGTGACGAGCCGAAAGTGGGGATGATCGGCCCCGCCGCGGAGGTCGCGGCAAAGCCGGTGCCCAGCATTTCGCCCAGGCCGCCGAAGAGCCCGCCACCGCCGTTGCCGCCGAACAGGCTGGTGATGCTCGGCGTGCCGCCGGTCGACGCATTGGCCGCGCCCGACACGCCGCCCACGCTCGCCATGATCGACACGACAAACGGCTTCGCGGTCATTTCGTACAGCACGGCGAGCAGGTACTTTTTCAGCGCCTCGCCGGCATTCTTGGCCCAGTCCTTGATTCCTTCCATGCCGTCGCCCATCGCCTGGAAGAAGTCGTAGCCGACCGCGTCCGCCTGCTCGATGGTCTTCTGCCACTCGGCCGTCGCTTTGGCCGCCTGGTCCTGCGCCTCGATGGTGAGCAGCAGCGCCGCCTGCTTGTCGTACTCGTTCTCGATGTTGGTGCGGATGTTGGGATCGAGTTCCTTTTCCAGATCCAGCCGGCGCTTTTCGGCGAGGTTGTAGAGGTCCAGCTCGATCTTGGTCATGCCGAACGTCTTCGCCTGCTTTTCCAGCGCCGCGGTCTGCTCTTTCCATCCCGACACAAGCCGCAGTTGCGCGTCGTAGGCTTTGATGCTCTCCTCGCCCTCCTTGATCAGCGCCTTGACGTACTCGTCCATCGCCTGCTTCTGGTCTTTCTTGGTCTGGATCGCCTTGACCAGTTCTGCGCGCTCGTCGAACAGCGCGTTGACCTGCTTGCGCGTCGCCTCGGTAGTGACGCCGCGCAGCGCCTTCTCGCGCTCGAGCTCCACGTTCGCCAGCTCGCGCCCTTCCTTGCTCTCGCCAAGCGTTTCCAGCTCGACGCGCATCTTGGCGTTGCCGTCCTCGATGCCGGCGACGAGCTTCTGCATTTCCTTGGCGTACTTGTCGGCCTGCTCGCTGCTGGCCTGGTATTGCAGCCCGAGCTTTTTTGTCGACTGCTCGGCCTGCCCGGCCGCGGCGTTGCTGGCGTCGAATTGCGCTTTCAGCCGGTCGGAAAACGTCGACCGCGACATGATCTGGTCAAAGTCGTTGATGAACTCGCCGCCGATGGTCTTCATGCGACCGAAGCTGGACTTGACCGCGTCGGCCGCCTCGCCGAACTTGCCTTGCAAGGCGAGCTTCATCGCCTCGCCGATACCCGAGAACATCTCGACGATCTGCGCCACGCCGGCGGCCACGGCGCGGCCGATAATGTCGACCACGCGCACGACGCCGTCGAAAGCGTCGATGACGTAGGCGATGCCGAGCGCCGCCTGCTGCGCCCAGGTGCGAATGCTGCCGTCCTGCGCCAAACCGCTGACCTTGTCTTTAAGCCCGCCGGCGCCAGTTGCCGAGTCGACCATGACCTTCAAGAAGTCGGACATGACCGGCGCAACCTCGATACCAATGATCTTCGCCATCGCCGATTGCGCGAGTCCCAGCCGGGTCAGGTTCTTTCCGTACTCATCGGCCGCGGCGGCCTGCTCGTCGGTCACCTTGACGGCGTACTTCTGCGCCTCGGCCAAGTCGTTCATGACCGGGATCTGCGCCGCCCCGGCCTTGCCGAGCAACGCTTGCGCGATGGCGGTCTTCCCGGCGCCGTCGGCGTACTCCGACAGCGATTGAGCGATCTCGATGTACAGCTCGCCCGAGTCCTTGAGCTGCCCGTTGCTGTTCCGTGCTGACAAACCCAGCGTATCGAGCGCCTTGCCGACGCCTTTGGTCTTGTCGTCGGAGTCAGCCATACCCTTCGACAGCTTGGTCACGGCCGCGGACACGCTGTCCATGCCGACGCCGGCGATGCTCGCGGCCGGCGCGATGAGCGACAGCGATTCGACGCTGGCGCCGGAGCTCTCCGACATGTTCTTCAGGCTGCCGGCGAATTCGATGGACTCCATGATCGCCGAGCCGAACTTGACCAGCCCGAGGGTGCCGGCCAGCGCCGTCACGGCGCCGGTGATGCCGCCCAGCGGCCCGAGCAGGCCGGCGAGCGAGGAATCGAAGCCACGGATGTTACCGGCGATGGCCTGAAAGGCGGCGGTCGTCTCATCTCGCGCGGAGATGACGATCTCGGTACGTTCAGCCATGGGATGCCGCCTTCGCTTTCGTTCGCGCCTGCGCTTGGCTTGCCATCAGCAGGACGTCCATGTCCATCAACAGCTCGACCTCGAACGGCGTAGGCCGGTTGCCGGTCAGGTCAGACCATGCGGCGACTTCCGTGTAGCTGATCGGCCCGACCGACAGGCCTACGCTGCGCGTGCGCGAGAGCTGCCCGAACCACTGCCACAGGTGCTCATACCCCAGCGGCAGGGTGCCGTGCTCGCGCAGCCGTTGCGGCACGGCGCCGGTGCTCTCGGCCGCGATTTCCAAATGCCGCCGCAAGGTCTGTCCATCCGGCTGCGGCTCCAACAGTTCCAGTTCCCGCGTCACCCATTCGCGGCACCGGAGCCGGATGGCCTGATGAAATTTTCGTCGGCGTCCGAAAAGGCGATGATCTGGTGCACCAGCGTCGGGTACTCGGCCAGCAGCGCGTCGGCCTCGGCCGCCGAAAACGGCACCTTGATGCCTTCCCAGCCGACGATGACTCGCGCCGCGCGGAACTGCACGACCTCGCGCTGGTCGTCGTAGGACAGCACGTCGGAGCCGTTGCGCTTGCCGATGCGCTTCGCCAGCACCCGCGCCTGCGTCATCGCCTGCGAGTAGGCGGCCGACTTGCTGCCGGCGATCGTCAGCTTGAAGCGGACGCGCTCGGACAGCGTCACGTCCATGACGGCCGTTTCGTGCTGCTCGACGTCGTCGTCGAAGAATCGGCTCATGGTCACGCCCACGCCGTCACGGCGTCGCCGCCGCGGTCGATGATGATTTGCGCGTCGAGCGACGTATCGCGCAGCGCCTGGAATGGCAGCGTGACCAGAATGTCCTGGTTGATCCCCGGCGTCGGATAGCTGCCGTCGGTGTACTTGATGTTGGGCAGCGTCAGGACGTAGCCGATGCCCTTGCTGCCGTTCTCGATCCGCAGCGACAGGCTCGACGCGCTCGACGCGAGGAACTTGTCGTAGTAGGTGCCGTCGGCAAAGTACATCGAGATCGAGCCGGTAATCGACGACACGCCCGAGCCGATGCCGACGTAGCCCAGCGTGCCGATGGCCTGCTGGCCGCGCAGGTTGTTGTTGACCGACAGATCGAAGGCGGTGATGGCCGTGGTGGTGATGGCCGAGCCGCCTTCGAGGATGTTCACGACGTTCGACACGCCGTTGTACACCGCGTTGGTGAGCGAGGCGGTGGTCGTCCCCGGCAGCGCGGTCGTGCCGGTGCGGGTCGCGTCCTTGCCCATGAACTCGATGGAGCCGGTGAGCACCGCGCCAGGCTTGATCGACAGCGACAACGACGACGGCGTCATGCCGGCGAAGGTGGTGAACTGCGTCAGGTCGGCGTTGTTGCGCTCGAGCGTGAAGCTGCGCTGCGTGGTGCCGTTCTTGAGGCGCGACGCCTGCACCTTGACACTTGCGGTCGGGCCTTCGGCGGTGAAGGTGGCCGCAGCGAAGGTAAGCACCGTCGAGCTGGTCGGCGTCACCACCTTGAACCAGCCGTTGTTCTGCGCGTTGACCGCGCCGGAAACGCGGACCCACTGGCCGGCGACGATGTTGGTGAACGGCGTGCCTGAAGCCGCGGTAATCGTCGTCGCCGCGAACGTGGCGGTGATCGTCGCTTCGCCGGTGGTGTCGGCCTTGTTGCCCCAGGTGCCGAACAGGACGCCTTGCAGCAGGTCGTCGTACTCGCCGTAGCTCCACTCGAATTGCACCCCGCCGCTGGCGCCGCCGCCGGTCTGGATCAGGTCCGTCACCTGGCGGTCGCTGCGGATTTCGTTCGACTGCGTGGTGGTGATGGCGTACTTGAGCGATTCGCCGGTCAGGCGCAGCGCGTAGTGGTTGCCCGCGCCGCTGACAGCGCCGAAGGTCGCTTCGGGCTTGGCGCGGAGCTGCACCCGGCTGCTGGTTCCGAAAGTCATGATGTACTCCTGCGCTACAGCGCGGTTTGTGGCGAGCCTTCAACGGCTCGGTAAACGAAGACGTACAGCAATTCCATGCGCCCGACGGGACGATCCGACTCGGCATCGAACGACGGCCGCAGCCCGACCAGTTGCGCGCTTTTGACCAGCCCGCCCAGGGTGCGGTCGGACGCAACCGCGACCTCGATTTCGGCCGCGATCTGGTCGAGCGCATCTTCGTGGCCCGACGTGCCCGACACCAGCGCGACCACGCGCGCCCGCAGCTCGCGCGCCAACACCGGCGGCCAGCCGATCGACGCCGCCTCGACGGTTTCGTCCTCGGTGACGAGCAGCAGGCACGGCAGCGACGACGGCGCCACGGGGTAGAACTGCGTGGTCGACACGCGCGAGCCGGTGGTCGCCAGCCCGGTCAGGCGCGCGGCGAGCGCGTTGCGGATCTGGGTGCGAAGGTGCGCCATCGGTCAGGCTGCGCGCAGTTCCAGCGTGACGCCGGCGGCCTCGTCGGGGATGACGTTGGTCACGACGTACCGCTCGACGTTGACGCGGCTGCCGCCGGCCTGCCGCACCAGCTCCTCGCCCGCTTCCACGCCCTCGACGTCGGACGCCTTGCCCCAGAACGCCGGCTTGGGCATGGCGCCGACCTCGAACGGATTCACCCAGGCGAAGTTGAAGATCCCGGTGACGGCTTCGTTGCGAATCAGCACCACCTCGCCGAAGTCGGCGACGTCCATCATGGTGTCGAGATCCGCGTCGAAGTCGAGCATGGCCGGCGCGGCGAGGCTAGGTTGCGTCCTCGGCCGTCTTCGAGCGCGCCGCCTTGGCGACCGGCTCCAGGCTGTCGGCCAGCGCCTTCGGCAGCGGACCTTCGTAGCCGAAAACCTCGCCGGCCTTGAACCGCAGCGGCGCGACGGCAGCGAACACGCCGTCGGCCACCGTCTGCAGCGCCGACCGGCGGCTCGCCGCCTGCGCGGGCGACAGCCCGAGGACAGCGCCAGCGCCCAGCGTTACGGGCGCCGTCGCCTGGTAGCGGGTCAACTTCGCCACGATCAGGTGTGCGTGACCAGGCAAGCGCGCTGCCAGTAGCCGTAGCCGACGTTGCGGATGG